GGCGTTGATGCCAATGGCTTGTTTCACGTTGTCAAGACCGGCAAACTGACAGCCGCTGCAACCAATGTTGCAACCGCTTATCTTATCGCAAAAGGCCACAATTTTAAAGTTGGAGATGTCATTGCACTTGCTACCGGAGCGAAAGCTTCCACAATTTCGGCAATCGACAAAACCAATGAGGCTTATGACACCCTTACCGTTTCCGCTACTCTCGGAGTTGCTGCTGCTGAAGGACAGATAATTTTTCAGGCAGCAACAGCTACAACCGGAACCGATTCCGCTTTCAAGTACCCTGCCGTTGGACTTATTGGAACCGGATTCGATGTAATCCCAACCAACAACCACTCGAGCGACATCGTTGTTCGTGGTACAGTTAAGGAGGCTCTGATTGCTCCAATCCACGCTGCTATTAAGACAGCCCTTTCATTGATTCGTTTCGTTTAACCAAAATAGGAGAAAAATACTATGAGAAAATCTTTGATACATGGGTTGAACGAAAAGGATATGCAGGCCGTTGTAAATTCATTCAATCTGAATGCGTTTTACTTTCCGGCTCTGTTTCCGCTTAGATTCACCCCTTCGCTCAATTGGAAAACCCTTGCAGGCGATAAAGGAGTACCTGTTGCTGCTGACGTTGTTTCTTACGATGCAACTGCACCTACCAAAACCCGTGAAGTTGTTAAGAAACTGACCGGAGACATTCCGAAAATTGAGATCAAGCGCACTCTTGGCGAAAGCAAGCTGAACGAGTACGCTCAACTGCTCAACTATGCAGGAACCGAAGCAGGCAGAATGGAACTTGTTCGCTTCATCTATGATGATGTCGAATTCTGCTTTTCAGGCGTAAATGCTCGTCTTGAATGGCTTGCCCTCAGAGCTTTGTCAACAGGCAAAATCGTTTTGAGCAAAGCCAACAATGCCGGCATTGTAACCGAAGAAGCCGTTGATTTTCAGATTCCCGGAACCCATAAGAAGGGTGCAACCGTTGTTTGGTCGGCAGCTACTTTGGCAACCGCCAAACCAATTACCGACATCAGGGCTATTGTAACTGCTGCCAAAAAGAAAGGCAAAAAGTTGGAGTATATCCTTATGAGCCGTGACACCTTCGATTTGATGAAGTCAACTACCGAGGTAATTAACTTCGCTGCAAATTGGGTGCTTCGTGCAACCGGACTTTCCCTCACTCCAACTCAGGAGAACATCAATACTGCTCTGATGGCAGAAGGCTTGCCTCAGATTAAGATTGTCGAAAGCTTCGTTACCCTTGAAAGCAATGACGGTACCCGCACCGTTGTTGAACCATGGCAAGCCGGCATCATCACTTTTGCTCCTTCGCTCAACGTTGGAACTACATGGCACGGCCCAATGGCAGCAGAGAATGTTGATTCTCCTGCTCAGAAGGTAAAACGTGGTCACGTTCTGATTTCGAAGTGGGGAACTGACGAGCCTGTTACCGAGAACACCAAAGGAACGGCAAACGCTTTCCCTGCTATCAATGATCCGGACGAGTTGTGGCTTGTAGATACAACTGCAACGTCATGGTCGATATAGGCATTTAAGATGTGTGTGGTGGGTAAGCGCTGCGTTTGATGGGAGTCTTAGTCGGGCGAACGTAGCAGTTAATACCCTCCACTCTCGAATTCAAAAGCCATGACGTACAAAGAAGCCTTATTGTCGAGTGTAGGATATCCCTTTTCGGCAGTCGAAATTGAACTTGCCTGCATCAACCGTGGATTAAGCCCTGACGGAGAATATACTGCTCCTTCAAAGGCTTATGACCTTGCGAAAGCTGATTTGTATTTGGTAGCAGTAAACAAGCCAAACATCAGCGAAGGAGGCTACTCTGTTACTGTCAGCGACAAGAAGAATTACCTGTTGTTGAGAAAAGCAATTTTCGACAAGTACGGAATCAAGGATTTGTTTACATCAGGATTTGAGCCAACCATTTCATCAATTAAGCCATGGTAACTCAATATCCGCATGAGTTAGTTCAGTATATCATTCCTGAATCTGTTATCAATCCGGCAACAGGAGATTACTATACGGACAATACTGTTAATCAGGTCGTCAATATTTCATCTTGTCGAGCAGAAGCAAATTCAGAAGGCAGGAAGTTTTCCAATGAAGATGGAGAAGCATATATTTATCAATTTACTGTTTACCTGCCTTCTTCTGTTGCTGATATTGCAGCCGGTACAACTGTTCAGATTTTACAGAAGAAGCGATGGGTTGAAGGTGGTACAGTTTACTACGTCAATCAAACTCTATTCTCAGGAGCAGTAAAACGTTTTTCACGAGGTCAGCTAAATTGCAGGTTATGGGTTTAACTCCAAAAGGCTCAGTCAATGAACTCAGAAGGCGCATGGCTGTTGCAAAGCAGAATATCGAGTTTGCTACTTTGCTCAGGCTTCAGAAGCTCGGAGAGATTGCTGTTGCTCACGCAAAGAGTGTGCCTCCTGAAATTGGATTCAGAGACCAAACCGGTAACCTACGCAGCTCAATGGGCTATGCTGTTTATCTGAATGGTCAAATTCAAACCAAAACTTTTTCAGGGACGGCAGAGGGCGTTGCCAAAGGCACAGAAGTCTGTCAGGCTGTTGCATTGAATTATCCTACCGGTTGGTTATTGGTTGTGGTTGCCGGTATGAGTTACGCACTTAAAGTCGAATCGAGAGGACGTGATGTGCTTTCCTCTGCCGAATCCCTTGTTTGGTCAAGAATGCCCGGAGAATTGGAGAAGTTGAAGAACGAAGTTAAACGTATGGCTGTATGAGAACGAATTTTGACGCAGTTGATATTGTTTGGAAGGTACTTGACGGCTCCCAGATCAAAGCAGCGATTGACGGTAAGATTTACAAGTACACCCGACCTACCAATTCTGAAAAGGAGGACGTTGTAATTAATGCCCTGCCTATTTCTCCCGGAACACCTCAAAGATGTGTTGTAAATGCAAACATCTACACCCGAAACCTGAAACTGAACATTGGAGGAGTAGCAGTCAATTCAATGCCTGATAATGTCAGGCTGAATGCACTCACTACAATAGCCCTCAATGCGATTGAAGATGTTTCGAAAGATAACCATTATTTTTTTGTTGAACAGCAGGCGGTAATCAGTGAAGAAGCCCTAAGTCAACACTACACAAACATCAGAATTGAATTTTTATTCACGAATTAAAAAATACTAACATGGCAGAACGCAGAAGTATAGGCCTGAAATCTATTAAAGTCGGAGAAATAGCTGTTGACGGAGGCATGGGAACCACGCTTGCAGCACTTGGACTGACCTTCGAGGGTACGGCCACCCTCACTCAGGAGGATCCGGAAGTAACTTCATTCTATGCAGAGGAGAATGACGACCCCGTTGAATTGATGTCCGCAAGAGGAGATACAAAACTCGAGTTTGCAATCATGGACTTCACACCCTCTGTAATGGCTGAAGTACTCGGTGGAACAGTAACCGGAACAGGCGAAGCATCCGTTTGGAACGCTCCGGACAACCTCCCTGTTATCGAGCAGTCGATTGAGATTGTTACAAAGAAGAATGTTCGCATTCAGATTCCACGAGCAAAAATTGATGCAAAAATCGACATGAACCTTGGCAAAAAGGAAATGAGTTTAATCAGGATTGTTGCCACAGTTCTGAAGCCTACCAAAATAGGCGCAGCTCCAATCATGGTCGACAAAGCAGCCGAATAGTCACAGTCAAAAATCCTGAAACCCTCGCAAGAGGGTTTCTATCTTAACACTCCCTATGCAAGAAACTGAAGCCATATTGACTGAAAGTAAGGCAGTTGACACGTTGCTCAATGAAGGAGCGATATTCACAGTAGAGGCCAGGGGATTGCTCAGGCTGTTTGGGAAGAAGTCAATCAGAATTCACATCAAACAGCCTTATTTAGGCACCCTGCTATTGATCTCGAAAGAGTATCTGAAAATCCACCTTGACGAAACGAAGTTGGCAGAATCAGCCTACCAAAACAGTTATATGCTTGTGCCTGAAAATGCCAAACGTATAGCGTTGATAGTTTCCTATGCCATTTTGAATAACAGGCTGAAAATCAAACTGTTTTCTACCTTACTCGCCAAATGGCTGATGTGGAGAATAAATCCGGGCAAGCTATTCAAGGTCATGACGATTGTTGTCATGATTAGCAATGTTGCGTCTTTTACGAACTCTATCAGATTGATTCAGGCGTTTCGAATGATGAAACCGAAGGAGGAAAGTCTGAGCCGGGACAGCACAGGGGTTTAAATAGCCTGTGGGGAAGTGTGTGGTCGATTGCCAATGCGACAGGTTGGACTTTGGAATATTTGATGTGGAGCGTTTCATGGATTAATCTGCAGATGATGATTGCAGATGCTCCTGGTTACAGCGACAAGCCAAAAGAAGTTAACAGCGAAGATGAACTGAAAGAATTTTTTAAAGTATGAGCGGAAGCGGGCCTTTAGATTTTGAAGCCACAATTGATTCTAAGCAATTCAATTCCATGTTGGGCGAAATGGAGAACAGAATCAAAGGCGTAAGTAGCACTACCCAAAAAGAAGCGTCAAAAATTGACGACAGTTTCCGGAAGATTGCTACTGCTGCTGCTGCCTATTTCAGCATTGATTTTGGTGTTCGCATGACGAAGGAAATTGTCAATGTTCGTGGCGAGTTTCAACAGTTGGAAATCGCTTTTGAAACCATGTTGCGGAACAAAGCAAAGTCCGACAAGTTGATGCATGATGTTACCATGTTTGCAGCTACCACACCTTTTGACCTCAAACAGGTTGCTACCGGTGCAAAACAGTTGTTGGCTTATGGCACCACCGCAGAAGAAATTATTCCTACCCTTACTTCGCTTGGAGATATTTCAGCAGGTTTGTCAATGCCGATTGGAGATTTGGTTTACCTGTTTGGCACGACAAGGACACAAGGAAGAATGATGACCAAAGACCTTATGCAATTCGCAGGTCGAGGAATTCCGATTTTCGAGGAGCTTTCAAAAATATTTGGTGTTACGAAAGCCGAAGTCATGGAATTGGCTAAGCAAGGCGAGTTGAAGTTTGAACACCTTCAGGAAGTTGTCAAAAATCTTACAAGTGAAACCGGAATGTTCGGTGGCATGATGGAGAAACAGGCAAAATCCTTGCCCGGGCTTATCAGTAACCTTGGCGATGCCTATGACAGAATGCTGAATGACATCGGCAAAGGACAGCAAGAAACGGCTGCCTCGGCTATAAAAATGGCAACCTCACTTGTTGAAAATTACGAGGACGTTATTCGTGTCCTGAAAATAATTGCAGTCAGTTATGGAGCATACAAGGCAGCAGTAATCCTTCATACTATTGCTATGCAGGGCTATGCGAAAGCATTGAACCTTGTTATTATCAAAGAGAAAATGCTTGCGCTTGTCAGGAAGATGAACCCTTGGGGGCTTGCTATTGCAGGGATAACGGCAGTAGTTACTGCCATAATGCTTTACAAGAAAAACACTTCAGAAGTTGCAAAAACGCAGGAAGAAATTAACTCCAAAATCAACGAAGAAGTTGGCGCAATGGAGCAGCTTTTCGATGTGCTTAAAAGGACATCAACTCCTGCACTTGAAAGAAAGGTTACTCTTGAAAAAATCAATGAGAAGTACAAAGATTATCTGCCAAACCTTCTGACAGAAAAATCATCGACTGAAGATATTGCCTTTGCGTATGGTGCTGTTAATAAAGCGATGCGAAGAAATATCGAATTGACCGTATTAAGGTCAAGGGCTGAGGAGATGAATAGAAATATGCGAATAAAGGAGGAAGAATATAACGAGATTAAGGTATTAACTCCAAAGGAATTTAATAAAAAGTTTGGTTACATTGAAGGAGTTGAGGGAGCTGCAAGGGCAAGAAGATTAGCCTCAATCAATGCAGATATCATTGCTTTCAAGATTGATTACGAAGGTTACCTTACTGAAATCAATAGGATAATGCAAGAAGAACCACCTCCCGGTGCAACTGCCACTCCTGACGAGTCGGATAAGGTAGTCAAGACGTTTGAACAAAGGCTTGCCGAAATCAGGAAGTTATATGAAAATTACTACCTGTGGGCTGAATCCTATGGCAAAGAATCCGCAGACCAACAATTCAAGAACCTGCTGAAAGGAGGGGATAACTACCTTTCCTACATCAATACGCAAATCGGCAAACTCGAGGGCTTAAAGAAGCGCAAACCGGCACAGGATAACGAGCTATTAACCCTTCTGTCTGAGCGGAACGAATTGACAGGTGTGAAGTCAAAAGCCGAATTAATCCATGAAGAAATTGACGCTGCCAAAGACAGTTACGGAAGCCTCGTTGACTATATTGCCTTTTTAGGTCAGAAGTTGAACGAAGCACAAACGAACAATGACGGAGGCGAAAGGTCGCTTGAAATAATCCAACTACTTCAGGAAGCCTTAACAACGGCACAAAAGCAGTACGTTTCAGAATCACTCAAAACCTATGAAAGCCTCGTTGAACAGGCGGCAAACTTCGCAAAACGCAGGTTGCTGATTGAGAAGGAGTTTCAGGAAGATATTGCCAAACTTGACAAGCAAAGTCTTGGTGCCGACAAATACGATGAAGCTGTTAAGGCAGCAGAGGCAAAACGCAAGAAGGCCAATGACGAAGTCACAGGCGATGAAATCAGGCAGTTGGAAGCCTACCGAAAAATCAGCGATGCCCTCGAGGATTTGACCAACAAAGAGGTCAAGAAATACATTGCTCAACTCAAAGAACAGTTGTTGTTACTTGACAGTCAGAGTGATTTGTACAAGCAGATTTCAGACCAAATTAAGAAGGCTGAAAAATCTATGGCCTCCAAAACTGCAAAAGGCTTTGACGATGCAAGCCAGGCGTTGAGCCAAATGGCTACAATGGCAGGAGCCTTTAGCGATGAACTTGGAGAAAGTATTCAGTTTGCTTCGCAGCTTGCAGGAGCTATTGGAAAGATAGCCTCCGGTGACGTATTGGGAGGCATTCTATCAGGCGTTGCTTCAATCTTTACCTATGTAGCCAATTCCGCAGCAAGAAGCGAGAGAGAGCATGAGGAGGACAAGCAGAGGCAGTTGGAGGCTACTTCCAAACTGATTGAGAGGCTGAATAAGAAAGTTGAAAGACAAATCAGCCTACTCAATGAAATGGTTGGAGCTGACAAGCTAAAGCAGTACGGGCAGATATTTTTGGAGCTTTCACAATCCATGTCAGGAGTTATTTCGGAAATGCAGGCACTTGACGAACTCGTTAAGAAAACGCTTGAAGGCCGGACCTACTCCATATCACTTGCCGACAAGTTTACTGAAGGAGATTTTGACCTTTCAGGCGTGTCCGGAGCTTATGACAGGGTTGTTGCTATCAGGGAAGCTATTTCATCAATTCAAACCGAAATCAATAGCGTAACTGCTCAAATCGACAATGGTACAATCAGAGGCGATGATGTTGAGCAGTTGCAACAATTCCTTGCCACTTATCAGGAGTATGTTGACAAACTTAAAGATATTCAAAATCAATACTTTGAGGAGATAACCGGTGCTTCATATACCGGCATAGTTGACGGAGTGCTTTCAGCCTTCGAGCAAGGCATAAAGGGAGCTGAAAACTTTGCCGACAACTTCGAGGATCTGATGCGTAAGGCCATGCTTCAGGCATTGAGTGTGAATGCTTTGCAGGTACCCTTGCAGGAATGGTATAATCTGTTTGCTGAAATGTCGCAATCCGATGGAGAGTTGACAGAAGCCGAAATTGCTATACTCAGGGAAAGGTACAATTCCATTATTGACAATGCCGAAGAATATGCCCGAAGCATGGAAGCTGTTGCCGGAATGTCTATTTCAGACGACGGTTCAGGCGGTGCATTGTCCGGAGCAATCAAAGGAGTAAGCGAAGAAACGGCAGGGCTTATTGCAGGCCAGATGAATGCCATTCGTATCAATCAGGCTCAGATGTTGTCTTTGATGAATCTGAAGCTCGGAGTAATGAATCAGATTGAAGTCAACACCCGGAATTTGGTTTACATGAAAAGAATGTATGACCTGCTTGTTGACAACAGTTCGTCAAGTTCAGTTATGATAAACAGAATTGAGGGTTAGCCATGGGAAGGATTAAATATACATTCAACGGAAAAGATGTTTCAGAAAATGGAGTTACCATTCTAAGCACAGAGGGCATTTTTGACTTTCCGAAACGAAAAATCCCTTACCGGCATACGTGGGAAGAAGTATCAGGCGAAGATGTTGACCTTGCCGTTGTTGCATTGGAGCCTCGAATATTCAAACTCGATTGCATTGTTTCCGGCAGCTCCATATCGGCAGCGTTGACCAATTTAAATGCTTTCCTTGCAGAGATTGACACGCCCGGTCCAAAGCAATTCAACATTGAATATTCAAACACAGGAAACCCTGCACCTGCTTTGTCCTTCCTTGTTTTTCGGGAGGAGCAGGTCAAAGTTGAAAAGATTTTCAGGTTAGAAAAGAATGTTTGGCGTTTCACTTTAACCCTTCAGGAATATTTGCCTTATAAGTCAATTTTCAGGTACGAATCTGTTGCCAATAGTGATTTGAGCCTTCAGATTACCACACTTTCACGCCCTGTTATTCTTGCAGCAGGCAATGGAACAATGTTAGACGTTTTCGAGCCAAACACTTATTCTGTTGATTACCTTGTTTCCGGCAGCTATGTTATTGCCATATTTTCAAACCACCCTTCTGACTTTGTTGTTGGAACAACCAATGCAAGCTTTATATGGAAATTGTAGTTATCAATTCAGGCAATGCCTCTCACGAGCCTTTTTATGTAAGGCCGAAAGATTCTGCTCAGTCAAACGAGAAGTTGCTTGGAGAGGATATTGTAAAGCTTGATTTTGAAAGTTACGAAGCCCTTGCCATTGAAATTAATGATTGGATTGAAGTGTTTGGAAGGAAATACTACATCAACACTTCTCCGATAGTCAGCAAGAGGTCAAGCAGAGGGTTTGTCTATGAATGTACTTTTGAGAGCAAACTTTATGATTTGTCGAAAGTTGGGTTTCTCGATGTTGATGCAAGTGGTATTCATATTTCGCATGAATTCACGTTGACAGGCGACCTTGACACGTTTTGTCAGATTATCTTTAACAACCTGACAAGAATTTACGGAGCAGAATCATGGAGTTGTGTAAACCGATATACCGGTAACCTGAACGAAGTCAAGACGTTAAGTTTCTCTGAAGATACCTGCCTTTCGGCATTGCGGAAGATTTCCAAGGAGTATGGAGTTGAATACTTCTATACTGATAATGCTCCCGAAGATGAATTTCGCTTCACTCTATACCTTGACCTTATCGGAGGCGAACCTGTTTTGGAATCCTTCGAGTATGGCAAGGGAAACGGATTGACAGAGATAAAGCGGAAAAACGCTTCATCGTCAAATTTTATTACCCGGCTTTATGCCTTCGGTAGTAGCAGGAATCTTGGAGCCAATTACCGGAATTATTCTCCACGTTTGAGGCTGCCTGCCACACATACGCTGCCTGATATTTATGTAACGAAGGGCGTTGAAATAGACGACTTTCCAAATACACATATTTACGGACAGACCAACGCAGCCTTTGTTCAGTTGCAGGTGCCTGATATTGTTACCGGTTGGTCAGATTGGGGACAAGCGATGTCAGGGAGCAATTACAATGCAGGTCAAGCCCTTACCTATACTCAGCCTCCGAAGCAAACTCAGTTTCGGGTAAAAGCATGGAGTACGCCAGGCAAGTTTGTTTTCAGCGATGGCTCTTACGAGGGTTGGAGCAATACCGGTTCAGAAAAGGACTATGTCGAAAATCTTGAAGCAGTTCAGAGATATGGCATTATTGAGAAGGTCGTTATTTTTGATGAAGTCTTTCCGCATAGGACAGGAGTTGTTACCGGCCTTGGAGATGCTATTCATAAATTCTCAGACAGTTCAATGTTTGACCTGAACGAATTTGAGAATGGCATTTACACCTACCTGATTTCCGGATTGACCGCAAAAATACACTTCAATACCGGCAACCTTGCAGGCTATGAATTTGAAGTTTGGAATTATAGCCATGCGACAAAGACATTTTCGCTGAACAAATACACCGATGAAAGAGGGTTAGTTTTCCCGAACAGCATTTCTCCTGCCTTTCAAATCAATGTTGGCGATGAATATGTGATTTTGGATATCAAACTCCCTCAATCCTATGTTGATACAGCCGAATCCCTGCTGTTACAGAAGGCAACTGAATGGCTTAATAAATACTCCAACCCACAACTGGCCTTAGATGTTAAACTTGACGAATTATTTGTAGCTCAAAACGAGTTAGACCTTGCTCTTGGTAATTTGATGCACGTTGTTGATGAATCCTTCGGAATTAACGCTATCTATCGGATTGAAGGCATTACCCGGAACCTATTAAGAGAAAGCAAGTATCAGATTACCCTTGCTGAAGATGTTTACAGAGGAAGGAATGCCAATTTCAGGGAAATCAACAAGAATGGAGGTAGAATATACAAGACAGTAGGAACTTCAGGAGTAACTACCTTCAACACACGCACAGGAGATGTAACTCTTCTAAAAGCAGATGTGGAAAGTGTGTTGACAGGAGATGTCAATACGCATACGCATAGTGCTTATGTACTGAAGGCAGGAGATACAATGACAAATTACCTTAATATTCACAGGACAGGTAATTTGTTAATGACGGCTTTGAGCATAAAGAATGAGGCAAACTCGTCCTACATCATGGAAGGTTTGATTACTTCTAATCAATCTACGGTAGGCTCCGGGCAATTTCACATTCGGGCTTTAATGACGGTAAACGGCAGTTTATATGAACACAATATTGCCTATGCAACCATGCACCCTATCAGGGGAAGGGAGTTGACGCTTGCCGGAGATAATTACGACAGGATAAACTTTGGTACAAAGTTCGAAGTTATCGGGAATGCAACCTACGTTTATTGTGAAACATCAACAGTAGGCGTTGCCAGGATTCCTATTGCTTCATTTGGAGGTGGCTCAGGAACTGTAACAAGTGTAGGTCTGTCAGCTCCAAGTGCTTTATTTTCCGTTTCCGGCAGTCCTGTAGCGACTTCAGGGACGCTGGGTTTGTCCCTTGAAACGCAAATCAAGAATTATATTTTTGCTGCTCCTGCCTCAGCAAACGGAACGCCTTCATTTAGGGCATTGACAGCAGCAGATATTCCGGCACTGTCTTATGACAACTACGCAGATTGGAACTTGTTGTTAAGTACCGGAGCAGATGTCAGAATAATGAAGTCCGGTTCAACACAAACTGCAAACTACTACAAGGGAATGAAGCTTGTTGCAGGAACGAATGTCACCCTATCGGGAGCAAATGACAACGGATATTACGCTGTTACGATCAATGCAGCAGGTGGTTCGGGAGGGAGTGGAACGGTTACAAGTGTTGCATTGACAGCTCCAAACATTTTCGGAGTAACTGGCAGTCCAGTAACGACTATAGGAACATTGGCATTATCATTGGCAGCTCAAACAGCAAACAGAGTTTGGGCTGGTCCGGTATCAGGAGGTTCGGCACAACCTACTTTCAGGAGTTTAGTCGCTGCTGACATTCCGGCTTTACCTTATGATAATTATGGTAATTGGCGAGTGACAGCAGATACTCAGGCAATTGCTTATATTTCAAAGTCAGGAGGGAACGCAACACCTCCTTACTATGACGGCATTAAGTTTATTTCAGGCTCAGGAATTACAATTACTCCCGGAAGTGGGTTAAACGGATTTTTAAACATTCAAATTGACGCAACCGGAGGCGGAAGCGGAACTACGAATTGGGAGACAGAAGTACAGTTGGCAAGTAATACAAGCACCATAAGTGCAAGTACATGGACGACAGTTAATGGAATGACGCTTTCATCACTTGCAGACGGCACTTATCTTGTAACAGCACATATTACTATGGTCAAAGCAAGCACCACCGGAGCAGTAGTTGCAATGAGAATAACAGACGGTATGTTTCAATCATTCGCTGCTACCGAGCAATATGCTTCAAGTGTAACGACCAATCGGGTAAACATGAGTGTAAGCACGATTATAAAGATAAAAGGCGGGGCACCCTCTTCTGTTAGTTTGCAGATGTGGGCTTCTACTACAGGGTGGTATGCTGCAGCATCAACACCTTCTTCTTCACAGGCAGGTGCAACAAGAATGACAGCAGTTCAATTGTATTGATTTTTAAATAAATAGAAAATGGGAAGCAAAAAAGTAAAGATTACCCTTGAAGAAGCCCTTGCGCTTGAAACAGAACTTGGAGGATTTCGTGATCAGGCCGGAGCCGTTGTGATGAAAGGATTACTAAATCAAAAACTCTCTTTGTCGAAGAAATATCACTTATCCAACCTGCTTAAACAGGTTTCAGAGGATAGGGCATTTGTAACTAAGGAAGGTAATAAACTTCGGAATGAACTTGGAACACCGGAGCAGATTTTAGAAATTGCAAAGAACCCGATGCACCCTAAAAACTTGGAATATCAGAATCAGATGCGGGAATTGATCAAAAACACCAATAGAGAAATTGAGGTTTCCCATGTTGTTATTGACGATTTCGAGACAATTGAAACTGATGAATATTACCCTGTGTTTTTCAAAATTCTCGGGCAGCTTTAATCCTGCACTTTTATTCTGAAAAATGCTTTTTTTTATTGTAAAAAATACCATAGTGGTATATTTGCATAATAAACCTAAAGACTGAAAAGATGCACTGGTGGGAAGTTGTTTTAACCAATCTTGCTACATTATCTGCAGGAGTCATAGGAGGGGGTTGGTATGCAAAGAAAAAGGCACTTGCCGATGCTGAAGGAACAGAGGTTGACAACCTGAAAGAAATCATCACCACTTGGCGAGAAGCTTACAATGACCTGAAAGTTCAGAGGGAGGAGTTCAATCAGTTGTGGCTTGACCTGCAAAAGGAGAATATCGAAATGCGGCAGGAGCTTACCGATTTGAAACAGAAGGTTCGGGATCTGCAATGTGAAAATGGTAAACTCAGGAAGGAAATCGACAAGTTGAAGGTATGACACCCACTCAATTCAGGGATGCATTGCCCTATGCAACCGCTTTCAACAGAAGCAGGTTTTACGCTCCAATACTCGACACATTCACGAAGTTTTGTATTGACACGAAATTACGTCAGGCAGCTTTCCTTGCTCAGATTGCACATGAATCCGGTAGTTTGAAATATGTGAAGGAAATTGCAAGTGGTTTTGCTTATGAAGGCCGGAAAGACCTTGGCAATACAGAGCCAGGAGACGGACCAAAGTACAAAGGCAGAGGCCTGATTCAGTTGACAGGTCGGGCAAATTATGACAAAGCCTCTATTTATTTCGGAGTTGACTTTGTCGCACACCCTGAGTTTATTGAACAGCCTTTATATGCTGCTTTAGTGAGTGGTTGGTATTGGCATACCCGGAAGCTCAATATGCTTGCAGATGTCAGGGATATTCGCAGGATTACCAAACTCATCAATGGAGGTTACAACGGAATTGACATGAGAATCCGACATTACGAGCGTGCGTTGAAAGCCTTTGGCATAAAGTAAAAGTTATGAAATTCCTCAACCGATTAATCATTCTTGCAGCCCTTTTGCTTTGTCTTGTTTTGTGCTTATTCTGGGCGTTAAAGGAAAGGTCAGTAAAGCTTCGCTACAAAGACAATTTGGAGGCTGAGATTTTCCGGAACGGCCAACAGGTCATTGTAACTGAGAAGGAGTATTCCCGGCTGTATTCTGAAATTGATAGTCTTTCCCTGGAGCTTGGTAAAAAGCCCAAACACATTGTTCAGATTGTGAAAGTTGATTACAGGGTTACCGATACCATGGAAATTCCACTTTACGGAGATACCCTGTTTTTGTGGAGAAATGACACCGTATTTGTTCAGCCTGATACCCTATGGTTTGACCACTCCAAACCTTGTTACCATTTGACCGGTTACGTTTACGATAAAAAAATTGTTGCAGCCATTGATTACAGGGATAGTCCTGTTATGATATTCGAGAGGCAGCGTTCAAAGCGATTCCTTTTCATCAAATACGGCAGGTGGAAACATTCTGCAATGTTTTACAGCAAATGTTCAGGAAAGTTGATGTGGATTGAGGAAAATATTTTGATTGATAGAAAATAGTTTGTATATTTGTGAATCAAATTTTCTTCCTTACGTTGCTGTTGTGGAGAGAGTTTGTTTGACTTAAGAGCCTCCTTCGGGAGGCTTTTTTTATTGAAAATTCAATGGCTTATAATAAAAGCATGTAAGATCTGGATGAATATAAGACACTTAATACAGATGCCTTGAATACCTTATATATTGGATTGCAGTTTCATGGGGAATCTGTATTGGGGAATACGTTTACTTCTTCGAATTACGGGTGATTTTTATATTTGAATAATTTCTAGGTTTACATAGTAATGCGAGTACCTTTACCCAATAAACTCACAGTACTAAAAACAACCAAATGAAAAAAACAACTTCCAAATTATTCGTTGCTTCTCTTTTAATATTTCTTTCCTTAAACGCTTTTAGCCAAAATGTCGATGATTTTGACAATTATTCCGATCAAACTGAAAATTATAATAGTAATGAATTTAATGGAACAACATTTTTTACATCTTTAATAATTTGTTCTGTACTAATTATTGCAGGTCTTTACCTTAGAAAGAAACAAGATAAATTTATTAAAGGCACAGGTACCGCGATAATTGTTTTAGGAGGACTTGGCGCAATTCTTTTTTTAGGAGGTCCAATTTTAGGAGCTATTTCAGTAGTTTGGAAAGTAATTCTTGGAATAGTAGCTGTTGCAGGAGCAATTTATCTAATATATTCATTATTTTTCGAATAATAAAAGCGGTTCATATCAGTGATTTTACAAATTTTTCTTTGGGCGGCGACTGTACCTTTTTCGCTAAGTGTGAAAAAGGATGCCGGCTCAATCCCTCTCGCATTATTTATTAAAAATATTTTCATTTGATTAAAATATAAAGTATAGCTTTGAAAAAATTACTTTTAAGATTTTCACACATAAATAGTACTGCAAAAAAGTGTATAGTTAATATAATGTTTTTCTATATATATGGTTTTAATACATTGATTAAGAGCTGTTAAAATTCTTGAAAAAGCAAAGTCATTTTTTTTCTAACCAATAATATCTAACATAATGTTTAACTTCTTTAACAATAAAAAAAAAGAAAATCCAATATCGGATGTCTTTAAAGATTTGACTACAAATCAGAAAATGTCAATAACGAATTTCTTACTGACCATTGCATCAAGTAATCAGGGCTCTTCTGATAAACAAATGAGATATCTAAACAATTATGTTGATATTCTCGATGTTCGTGGCGATGACGGTATGGCTTACTATAAAAGATACGGCCTTGAACGTATTATTAGTGACTTGAAAACTCTATCAAAAAATCAGAAAGAATTTCTTGTTGTAGCAACATGGGAAATGATATCTTCTGATGGACAGCCTAGTTCAAAACAAATAAATTCAGTAACTATTTTATTTGACAAACTTGGATTCTCAGAAGAACAATTTGTTGAAATAATAAAAAAAAATATATTAATTATGAATCATATTCTTGGCAAATAACTATACTATTTTCTCCTGCTAATTTGAGGCTTCAATGAAAACTCGGAATCAAAAGTCATTTTTTTCTAACTAATAAATCTTGCAATATGCCAAATTACGATGATGCAATCTTCTTTGATACTTATAAGAATGCCTTTTCCCTGTGTTCAACAGACCAAAAATTGACTATATACAATCTATTAACAGCCCTTGGTGCATGTGATGAAGAATCAGGCATTTGTAATGACAAAGAACTTCAATTTCTTAAATTATGTAGTAATATGCTAAATTTTAGTGAACATGATAGTGCTGCTTTCATAGAAAAATATGGTCATAATTATATCTTTATTGAATGCTTGAAAACCCTAAACAAATCAGAAAAAGAATATCTTAGTATGATTATGAATGAAATGATAGACTGTGACCGTGATAATGAAACAATGATGAATCAAAATGAATTATTATGTCTTCAAGGAATTGAAATGGGACTTGGAATTTCTGAGCCTAAAGCTTTAAAAATACCCTTATTATCATTGAAATCATCAATATTACAAGATATAATACCAAAAGGAAGTTATCTAAGAGATGTATTAGATATGTAATCATATGGGCATTTACGACTTCAACATACTATCCAATGACGACAAAGCAGATATCCTTTGGGATAGGGGAGTATTCATGATGAACCGGTCTGAGGATGGTTTTGATATTAACCTGTATAGCCTTGATGATTTTTTTGTTGAAGCCTGGTACAATCCGGAAGCCAATGTCATTGAAAAGTTTCGTACATTTAAATCCCTGAATCCGCTTGAACCTTATTTGGATAGGATAAAACTGAATTTAAAGTGAATCGGTTAAACTTATTTTGTAAACAGAAAAATAATTGAGAAATAAAATTCGGAAAATTAAAATTATCAACACCTCTTAAAACTACTACTTATGAAAAAAAACATTGGATTTACAGCAGTCGTATTTATTGCTATTTTCTTGAGTTCATGTACATCAACTCTTAATCTGGTAAATTCACATTCAGATGTGTACATAATTGATTTTCGGCCTTATTCAAATAAAGGTTTTCTGTTTACCCCTGAGAAATACTTAAGCGAATATGAATCAATAGGTCAGATTGATATTTCCTTTTATCCTGAAGCTCTTAGAATTGATCCAGTTACTTATGGATTGCCCGATAAAAACAGCTATTTGCAAGGGACATGGCTAATCAGGAAACTTGATGTTGATTCATTAGTAAATGAAGTCTATAAATACGCTGATCACATGGGAGCTGATGCAATCATAAACTTTAAGGTAAGCTCAACTTCAAAAATAATGGATGTAAGTTTGGATCTTCCTGGCATTTCTTTTACTGGATTTGCAATAAAACGGAAATAGAAATGCTTTTAAATCGTCCAATAAACATTGAGTCAATTTGATTATTCGCTGGTATATATTTTGCAATATCAGAGTCTCAGTCCCACTGAAATATTGAGAATAATTTATTAATCAAATCTTTATTAAGGTGAACCGGATTAAATACTTCCTTGCTTTGCTGCCAAACCTTGTTTATCCGAGAGAGCAAGTTTCGGATTGGCAATGGTGGGAACTAATATTGATTTACAGTACGAGTGCATTTTTGATATTCATGTTCAGCAGGGCAGGATTATAGTTTTTGCAAATCATTTGCTGTAAACTTTCAACTTTTTATATATTTACAAAGCGATAAACAAATCAAAAATCTGGGTAAGCGAAGAGTTATAACTATTCAAAAAGAAATCTAATAATTTTTAATCAATAAATAATGAAAGAATTAGAATCTCTTAAAAGTATTTTTAAAGATAGGATATTTAAAATTCCTGACTATCAACGTGGTTACGCTTGGACGACAAGACAGCTGAAGGATTTCTGGGAAGACCTGGTAAATATTCCTTTAGATCGATATCACTACACGGGGATGCTATCATTAAAAAAAGTTGATCGACAAGTTTGGTCAGGTTGGAACGATGAAAAATGGCTTATTTCGGACAGAGGCTATAAACCTTTTCATATTGTTGACGGACAGCAACGACTTGCGACATTTGTAATTTTTATTCAAGCTATTTATGAGTTATTCATAAAACTAAAGGAAAATATAGACAAAGGAGATGATGAAATCTATATAGGATCTTTTAGTCTTAAAACTATTAGAGAAGAATATTTGGTTATTGAAAAGCCACCTCATTTTATTATAAGGACATATAAGTTTGGCTATGAGGTTGATAATCCAAGTTTTAAGTTTTTAAAACATAGAATCTTTCAAGAACCTAACAGTGGGTCAATTCAGGAAACCTTTTATACCTTAAATCTTGAGAACGCAAAGAACTTTTTTAAGGAAAACCTTGATAATTTCTATGATAAGTATGGTTTAGAGGAAATTGAATTGCTTTTCAAAAAAGTAACTCAAAATCTAATGTTCAATGTTTACGAAATTAGTGACGACTTTGATGTATTTGTGGCGTTTGAAACAATGAATAACAGAGGTAAAAAGCTTTCAAATCTTGAACTTCTTAAGAACCGATTAATCTATCTGACCACCCTTTATGACGAGACAGAATTAAAGACTGATGAATGTAACTCATTACGTGAAAAGATAAATACAGCCTGGAAAGAAGTCTATTATCAGCTTGGTCGAAACAAGCAAAACCCTTTAAATGATGATGACTTTTTAGTTGCTCATTGGATAATGTATTTCCAATATTCAAGAGAAAAGGGAGATGATTACATAAGGTTTCTATTAGAGCAGAAGTTCACACCACAAAATATTTATACTAAAACGGAAGTTAAATTAAGCTCCATTCAGGAATTTGAAGAAATTCGCGAAGATGAAGAAATCGACCAAGAAGATGCTGAATTAAATGGAAATGAAGAGCCAACTGTGTTAAGATCAAAACTTTCACCAAATGAAATCGAGGATTATGTTAATAGTTTAAAATCGGCAGCAGTCCATTGGTATAACACCCATAATCCTGTAAACAACCCTGATTTAACTAAAGTTGAAAGTTTATGGATAGATCGCTTAAACCGAATTGGCATAGTATATTTTAGACCTCTCGTTACGGTATCCTTTCTTAACAAAAGTATTGATTCTAATCAACGTGTCAAACTATTTAAAGCCATTGAAAGGTTCATATTCGTGACATTCAGGTTAAGCAGGGCATTCTCAACATATCGAAATAGTGAATTTTATAGAGCTGCAAGACAATTAAAAAATAGCGAGTTAACTGCAGACACAATAGTGCAAAGATTAAGCGAACGAATGGATTATTGTTTCTACACAGCAGAAGGAAGTAAAGGGAATTATTTTGATTACACATTTTTTCAAAAGTTCATAGAGAAGAAATTTAAAAGTGGTGGTGGTTTCTACTTATGGAATGGGTTGAAATATTTTCTCTATGAATATGAGATGGAAAAAGTGCGACTTAGAGGAAGTCAAAAAATTGATTGGAAACTTTTTGTAAAAAGCGAAAAAGACAAAGTATCTATTGAACATGTTTATCCTCAAACACCAACAGCGAAATGCTGGAAAGTTGGATTTAAGGAATATAAAAAGTCACAACAAGTATATTTTCAAGGAACATTAGGTAACTTACTGCCACTTTCTCAAAGCATTAACTCCAGTCTTCAAAACGATTGCTTTTCAGAAAAGAAATCTGCAAAATTCAACGAGAAGAAGGAAAAATTAAGACAAGGGTATTCAGATGGTTCTCATTCAGAAATTGAAGTTTCAACATATGAAGAATGGAATCCTGACAACATACTTGACAGAGGCTTAAAACTTTTGGATTTTATGGAAAAAAGGTGGGACTTGAAATTTGAAAATGAATATGCTATGGCCGAGCTCTTATTCTTGGAATTTATGTATCCATAAAAACAGGAAAACGTGCAAAATGAATGAAAACAAGAGACACATGGCGTAACAAAGACTTAAACTCTATCTGGCGTATGGTTTAAAATAAAGTTTGTACATTTCATGAAAATTGTGCTGGCCGGAATGAGATGTATTCAAAACTGACCGCCAGTGCTTAGCCTCGGCTGTTGGAAGAAATTGCATTAACATAAAAACAAACAGACAATGAAATTAAAAGAAGCAGTTTTAAGGAGCCTTGAAGAAATTAATGGACTGACCAACTATTTAGAAGTCTGCAATCATATTATTGCCAAAAGCTACTATGACTTTGGAGCAGCTAAAACTCCTGCTTCGACTGTTTCGGCTTTACTTGGCGACTTTATTCGTAACGGAGACACAAGAGTTAAAAGAATAAAACAACAAGGCGGGATATATTCCTACTACTTGACAAAAAACGAGCAGAATATTGGTATTGACATATTGAGCGGTACGATAGAAACTCAAACAACGCTTCCACAAAAACCGTCCAAGGCAAAAACCTACGAAGAAAGAGACTTACACAAGCTATTAAGTAGCTATCTGAAAAATACAGGCACTTACTCAAAGACAATTTTCCACGAACAGTCCAACGGAAAGGACAACAACCAAATTTGGACACACCCTGATATGGTTGGAATTAAATTCTTGAACTTACAAACAAAAGCAAGTCAAAACTTTTTAAAATCAATAAATAGAGTTGACACTTTTAAAATGAGTTCCTATGAACTCAAAAGAGAAATTAATGGTGACAGCGAACTTAAAAAAGCATTTTTTCAAGCAGTCTCAAATTCAAGCTGGGCGAATTATGGTTACTTAGTAGCGTTTGAATTTAGCGATAGTTTGAACGATGAAATGGCAAGACTTAGTCAATCATTCGGAATTGGAATTATTCAACTCAACGCAAATCCGTATCAAAGTAAAGTTCTATATCCCTCAGTTTTTAGGGATTTGGATTTTAAAACAATTGACAAGCTTTGTAAAATGAATAGTGAGTTTGAGAAGGTCATAGAACAAACAGAGAAATTAATGACAGCAAGTGAAAAATATGCATCGGGAGCTGAAAAGGAATTGGACGAATTTTGTGACGACTATTTTGCAAACGATACAGAAGTTGAAAATTACTGCAAAGAAAAACATATACCGATAAATGAAGAATAGAAGAACTTTTCGGAAAAGTCTTAAAGCGAAAAATTAAAACATATAAGTATGAAACGAATTCTTCTTGCCCTGTTAATTAGTTTGATCAGCGTTTCGGTTTCAGCCCAAAATTTAACCATGGATGAAATGTTGAAAATTATGAAAATGAAAGATGTTGGGACTGTTGATGACTATATGAAATCTAAAAAATGGAATTTGATTATTATCGAAAAACCGAAATCAGACGAAGCAGGAGTATTAGCATATAGCTATGAATATCAGCCATTAACAACATCTTTATCTATTTTTATGAAGAAGATATGCATGTTGCTGACATAACCATCTCATTTAGCAGTGAACCAAAGTTTAATGAGTACATGAAGTCAATCAAAGGCTATGGATGTAAACTCGTATATACTGAAATTGAGGATTATGAGCTACTAAAAGTTTATCAGGGAGCTAATTTCACTTTTGAAATAAGAACATATTCTATGGATCATCCGGACCTTTACAAAAGGCCACCATTTAGCTATTTTTCTATTTACTTCAATACTAATTATGGTTTTAAACAAGGAGATTAATAAAAACTCATCTCTCCCCGGGAGGCTTTTTTATTTCTGTGACAGAAATACCAACACAAACCTTTTTCTGTGACAGAAAAACCACAGAGTAAAGTATAGTAAAGTAGAGTAAAGGAGATAAGAGTAAATTATATAAATAGCTTCGCTAAATTGAAATATCAGCATTTAGCACAGGCGTATTACTCGCAAGGCCTAATGACTTCAAATATATCATTGTCGTTGTCAAATCATGATGCCTCAATTGTCGCATTAGGGCGTATGGGTCAAGAATTTCATTATACAATGCTACAACCCCGGAATGTTTCCAGGAATAGAGTGTTTTGCTTTCATGTATTTTCAATTCCTGCAAAAACTTCTTATGAATGGTTGTCACATGATCAGCTTTTAGCCTTTTTGTAGGCCCCGGTTTGAAATTCTTGCTGAAAAGGAAAAAGTTGCTGTCGTACTGTGAAATATTGATTGAAACCAATTCCTTAACAAAGCTTTTCGGGATCGAAACTGCATCCTGCTTCCTGTTTTTGCCTGAGCCGAATGAAACCATGATTGTACGCTGTTCAATATTGATGTCCTGAATTTTCAGGCTCAGGATTTCAGTCCTTCGCAAAAAGCAATAGAACATAAGCTGAACGAAAAGATATAAGTTTGGATTTTCAGCTTTAATCTTTGCAGCAAGTTTCTCTCTTTCCTTATTGGTAAAGGCAATGTTTTTTCCGATATCCCTTCTTAGTTTCTTTATTCCTTTGAAAGGATTTTCTTTGATGATTTTCCTTTCAAGCATAAGATTAAAGAATGTCATAAGGATTCCCTGATGCTTGTTGTAAGTAGAAGCTCCATAACCCACTTCAAGCCTGCTATCAAGATATTTCCGGGCAAGATTATTAGTGAACTGATGTGGCTTGATGTTCTTAAGTCCATCTTTTTTTAGCCAACTCTCAAACACTTTTTGAACGTCAACGTATGTTCTGGTCGATTCTTTTTTAAGGGAGCTTTTTCGGATTTCGACAAAATAGTTGATTGTCTCTATCAAAGTGCCGGAATCAATTAGTTCGATTTCTTTTGTCTTGAAACCGGTAGCTGGATTCCAACCGTCAAGGAGCATTTGATAGATAGCGTCACGAAGGGCATTGCCCTCTGCAATCCTGTCTTTTTTCTTTAATTGTTTGTTGATTTCACCTCTGAACTGAAATTGCTTAATAGTATCAGTTTCTTCGTCAACATAGCGGAAGGCTACAAACCACCTTTTTTTAACATTGTAGTCGTAATGAAATAGTTTTGGCCTTGAGAACTTCCCCTCTCTCAT